CTTTAGCCCTTCACGCTGAGCGGCCATCACCCACGCGGCTTTAGCGGATGGCGTACACCTGGCATGGATGAAAGAAGTTGCGCCGTCGTCCTTGGCGGCGTTCTTGTTGCCTTTTGGAGCTCCGGGTTTTGTGGTCATGATTAATCCCGCTCAGAAACTTTTCCGAACGAATAGCCAAGTTGAAACGCTTTAAACATGTTGTTAACTTCGCCGCTTTGGTAAATCTGTCCTTTTTTCCACATCTCTTTGTCCTCTTTATCTAGTCGCTCATGTTTGAACAGCTTTTCAAAATCTTTCAATAACTCGTAATGTTCTTTCGTAAATAGCATGTCGTTCTCCAGTTAAATTAAATCCGCACCTGTTACAGTGCGGCGGGTTGGTTTAGGCTGACATCAATTCTTCGTCAAGCTCATTCATAAGGGCAATAAAGTCTGACTCGCTCAGTCTTTTTTCTAATTCGTTGGTAACAAACTCGCAAGTCAAAATCGCTTCTGAAGCTGTTTGGAGATTAAGTGATCTCAATACTGACAATAGTATTTCTGTTGATTGCTTTTCTATTGTTGCGATAAGTTTTTGTTTTGATGTTTCCATTTTCTTCTCCAAGCAGGCTCCGGGTTCCGCCCGGTCGGTAGCTGTTTGTTCAGCGTGGATATAGTATTTCACATGATAATAGAATTGTCAACACAAATTAAATAATTATCACAGCAGATTGTCGCAGGTAGCGTTAGTCTATAAATTGGTTGAAATAAACCAAACTTTGCTATAGATTGGTTCATATGAACCAACATAGTGCCGAAAAAGTGCCGAAAAAGAAGCCTCAGCCGAAAGGCGGGAGTCGAAAAGGCATACCGAATAAGATCACCACAGACCTGAAAAACATGGTTTTCGGCGCTTTGCATGCTGGTGGCGGTCAAAAATGGCTTGAGCGGCAGCGAGACGAGAACCCGGTCGCGTTTATGACGCTGCTGGGTAAGTTCGTGCCGAAGGACGTTAACGTTGGTGGGCAGGTCGATAACCCGATAGTCACCACCGTCAAGCTGGTCGCAATGAATGCAAGCGACGATCAGCCTTCCCAATAAACTAATTCCTGTGTTCGACGGCCCTGCTGACGTTCGCGGGGCATTCGGCGGCAGGGGGTCGGCAAAGACTCGCTCATTCGCAAAGATGGCCGCTGTTCGCGGCTATATGTTCGGCATGGCTGGCATATCAGGGCAAATACTGTGCGCACGTCAGTACATGAACTCTCTCGATGACTCATCACTAGAGGAAATCAAGCGCGCTATCGATGATGAACCGTGGCTTGCAGCGTATTACGACATTGGCGAGAAGTACATAAAAAGCCGCGACGGTCGCGTGTGGTTCTCATTCGCTGGCCTGGACAGGTCAATCGGCAGCATCAAATCGAAAGGCCGAATCCTGCTATGCTGGGTTGATGAGGCCGAGCCAGTCACAGATAACGCCTGGTCTATCCTGATCCCGACGCTACGCGAAGAGGGTGACGGCTGGAACGCCGAGCTGTGGATAACCTGGAACCCGGCACGCAAAACGGCAGCAGTAGAATCACGATTCCGCAATGCATCCGATCCGCTAATCAAGGTCGCCAAACTCAACTGGCGAGACAATCCGAAATTCCCCGACAAACTGGAGCGTGAGCGTCAGCGCGACATGCAGCACAGGCCAGACCAGTACGAACACATATGGGAAGGCAAGTTTGTCTCTGCTGTAGAGGGCGCTTACTTCGCTAAGCATCTGGCCATCGCACGGCAAGAGCGCAGGTTAGGGCGCATCGGTAGAGATCCGCTCATGTCGGCCTATGCGTTCTGGGATATAGGCGGAGCAGGCGCAAAGTCAGATGCTTGCGCTATCTGGCTGGCTCAGTTCGTCAGCAAAGAGATTCGCTTCATTGACTACTATGAGGCGCAAGGGCAGCCGCTGGCATCACATGTCGAATGGCTACGAGCCAATGGCTACGAGCGTGCAGAAATGGTATTGCCGCACGATGGTCGGCAGACTGATAAATTTTATGGCATCACATACGAGTCAGAGCTACGCAAGGCTGGCTTTTCGGTGCGGGTGATAGACAACCAGGGCGCAGGTGCAGCAACGCAACGGATTGAGGCGGCACGAGGTCTGTTCCCGCAGATGTGGTTCGATGAAGAGAAATGCTCTGCCGGACTGGATGCTATCGGCTGGTATCACGAAAAGCGCGACGAAAATAGAGGCATTGGCCTTGGCCCTAATCACGACTGGTCAAGTCATGGGTGCTTAATAGCCGGATCAACTGTAGAAACTGGCAGAGGATCGATACCAATTGAGAAAGTCTGCATCGGTGACACTGTATTAACCCCTTCTGGTTATGCCATTGTTGACAATTCAGGCATGTCCAAAATTTCAACCGAGCTAATAGACATAGAATTATCAGACGGCAAGATAATTACCATGACACCAGAACATAAGGTATTCACGACGGAAGGTGTATTAACCGCCGATTCTTTAGGATATAATGTTGGCATAATCACTATTGAGGATTTGCCATGCATACAGTTAGCGAACGCAGAGAATACGGGGTATCGGGACGCATTTATAGAGAGTACAAAGGCGTCAAGTATTGGCTATGGAAAGAAAGAGGCATGTATTGCTCGCAAAAGGGCGGTAAGCAAAGGTTTTTGCACCGGGAATTTGCGGGTATTGAGTCAAGATCGCTCGAGTCATTCCCCATTGATGGGGACTGGGAAAACTTTGATTGCAAAAATTGGGGGGTGCGCGAGAAAAATAGGGGAAGAAAGCAAAAGATCGTTAACCAGCCTCAAGAGTTCAATGGCATTTCGTATTACAGGAAGCCAAACGGATATTACAAGTCAGAATTTATTAAGCATGGCGGAAAGCTCATGCATAGAGTCGTATGGGAACATTTCAACGGCAGCATTCCGCCTGGATTCCATGTCCACCACAGAGACGGTGTCAGGTCAAACAACTCTATTGAAAACCTTGAGTGCATCATCGCTGATAAGCATTTATCAGAACATGCAAAAGAAAGTCATTGGGTCGGCAGTGAAGAAAATAAGAAACAGCTTGCTATCGCTCAAGAAAAAGCCAAGGAATGGCACAGAAGCGAAGATGGTAGAGAGTGGCATCGTCAGCAATCAAGAAAATCGTTTGAGGATAGACAAGAAACCACCAAAACTTGTCAGCAATGCGGGAAAGAATACAAAACAAAATGGCCAGGAAAATCAAAGTATTGTCACGTCAATTGTAAGCAAAAAGCGTTATACAAAAGAAGTGCCGGTGTATGACCTGACAGTTAGAAAGCATCATTGCTACTTTGCTAATGGAATATTGGTTAGTAACTCTGATGCGTTCGGCATGGTGGCTGTGGCTTATGACAAAATCGCGAACACAACGAAGCGCAAAGCGCACGGCGGTTCAACGCATTGGATGGGGTAGAGATGAAATTAACATTACCAGAATTTAAAGACGATAGCCCTTGTTTTGCAAGGTTTTACAAAGATATTGGCGAGGTATGCCAGTTTGATATTCGCTATCAAAGATTTAGCTGCAGATGGGAAAAGATATTCGATGGGGGAATAATTTACACCGACAAGCTTCTGGGAAGTTACGAAGGAATGAGCGCACAGGAATGCCGAGCGGCTTTAATGATGGAGGCCGAAGCCTACAGGGAAACAGTGGAAGAGATATTTGAAGAGTACGCGAGGCAAGAAAGGAGTTAGACGAACTATAGCCGCAAAGCTGTAAGCGTCAATATTTTGACTATAATGTTGTTATGTTATAACATATCGTCAAAATCCCGTCGTGATGACGGCATGCACCCTCCGAGGGACTATGGTCGAAGACGAAAACGACAGCAATTTAGACGACGCGCCAGACGAGCAGGTTTTACAGCGTGCGCGTGAGTTCTTTTCGCTGGCGAAAGAGGCTGAGTCTGAAAACCGCAATCGTTTTCTTGATGATGTGAGATTTGCACGCATGGGTGAACAATGGCCGCAGTCGGTGAAGAAAGACCGCGACACTACCGGTCGCCCCTGCATGACCTTCAACAAAATGCCGGCATTCATTCGGCAGGTCGTCAACGATTCCCGCCAGAACAAGCCATCAATATCAATATTGCCGGTCGGCGCCGACTCTGACAAAGCCACCGCGCATGTGCTCGAAGGGCTGATTCGCAATATCGAGGTCCAGAGCAATGCTGACGTAGCCTACGACACCGCTATCGAAAACGTAGTGTCGGGCGGATTCGGCTATTTCCGCGTCAAGCTCGATTACACGCACGATGACGCGTTTGACCTGGACATCTGCATCGATGCTGTTCCAAACCCGCTAACGGTTTACGCCGATCCAACCTCAGTCAAATCCGATTCCTCAGACTGGAATCAGTGCATGGTCGAAGATTGGGTGGATAAGGACGATTTCAAGCGAAAATACCCAAATGCAGAGCTAGTTGACTGGGATAACGACTATCGCGGGCATTCAGACTGGGTAACAGACCATCAGGTCATGGTGGCAGAGTATTGGGAGCGAGAAGAGGAAGAGACGACCATCTACTTGCTGTCCAATGGCTCCGTCGTCGATGAGGATTACATGGAAGAGCGCGGCGAAGATTTGGCTATGTTTGGCCTATCTGTCGTCAGTGAGCGTCCATCGAAAAAATACGATGTCACTCAATACATCATCACGGCAGCAGAAGTGTTAGAGCGTAACGAGTGGCCTGGGCAGTTTATCCCGGTTATTCCTGTTTATGGCGACGAAGTGAACGAGGACGGCAAGCGTCATTTCTATTCGCTGATTCATCAGGCTAGAGACGCTCAGCAAAGTTACAACTATTGGCGCACGTCAGCCGTCGAGAAAGTGGCGCTAGACACTAAAGCCCCATGGATCGGGCAAAAAGGCGCGTTCGACTCTGATCCTAACTGGCTGACGGCAAACCGCGTCAACCATGCCTATTTGGAGTACGACGGACCAATTCCGCCACAACGCCCAGGTCCGGCAGGCGTACCAGCCTCAGACATTCAGCTAGCCCTACAAGCCGCCGACGACATGAAGTCAATCATTGGCATCTATGACGCAGCATTGGGTGCGCGGTCGAACGAAACCAGCGGCAAGGCCATCATGGCCCGTCAGCGCGAGGCGGATACTGGTACGTTCCATTTCATCGACAACATGAGTCGAGGTATTCGGATGCTCGGCAAGATCGTTGTCGACCTGATCCCCAAGGTCTACAACAAAGAGCGCGTAGTACGCATACTGCAAGAGGACGGAACGTCAGAACATGTCAGCGTCGGTCAGGCTAATCAGGACATTGCTGAGGGTTTGCCGCGCATTTATGACCTGGCGGCTGGCAAATATGACGTGGTGGTCAAATCCGGACCGTCGTTCACGTCACGCCGCGAAGAGTCGGCAAATCAGATGATGCAGCTATTGCAGGCATTTCCCGATGCGGCACCGATCATTGGCGATCTGGTGGCAAAAAATCTCGACTGGCCTGGGGCTGATGAAATAGCCGAACGATTAAAAGCCATGCTGCCGCCTCAAATCCAGACCGGCATCCCCCCCCAAGTTCAACAGCAAATGAATCAGGTTCAGCAGATGGTTCAGAGGGGGCAACAAATGCTGGCCGACGTTCAAGCCGAAAACCAAGGGCTGAAATTGCAGCTCAAGGACAAATCAGGCGAATTGCAAATCAAGGCCGGCGAACTGGCCCTGAAAGAGAAGGAATTGCAGCTCAAAGCAGCCACGGCGGCGGCAGAGCTACAGGCGCAGTCAGCTGAATTGCAAGCCAAAGCGGCTGGCTTTTATCAACAACCTACTGTCGAGACGACAGGAGATAACCATTATGAACGAAGAGATTGAACAACCTCTCGACGAGGAATCAATCGGCGAACCCGAAGCAGTCGAAAACGAACAGGACGACATCGAAACCGATCCAGAAACGGACACCGGCGAAGATGAAGGCCTCGAGGACGTAGATTACGAAGGCAAGCAATACAAAGTACCTGCCGAGCTGAAAGATGCCTTGCTGCGTCAAGCCGACTACACCAGAAAAACAATGGAAGTCGCAGAGCAACGCAAAGCCATCGAAACTCAACGCCAGCAGGCTGAACAAGCTATTCAGCATGTCGGCCAGTTTCAGCAAGAGTACGCCAAGCTCACGGTGGTCAATGACCAGCTAGAGCGTCTGGCAAAGATCGACTGGAATCAGGCGATCAATGAAAACCCGGTCGAGGCCATGAAGTTGCAGGCGCGTTTTAACGAACTGCGTATGCAGCGCGACGACATTGCCGGGAACATCAACAATCTGAAATCGAACATCGAGCAGCAACGACAAGCCGAGATGGCCCGTGCGCTGCAAGAAGGCGAGAAAGTCCTGGCGCGGGAAATACCGAACTGGGGCGCAGAAACAAAACAGGCGATTTTAAAAACCGCCAACTCGTTTGGCTTTAGTGCCGATGAGCTGAAAGGCATCACAGACCCTCGCATGGTGAAGGTGTTGCACGCGGCCATGATGCACGAAACAGCCAAACAAAAGCTAACCAAGCCAACTCCAGCAAAACCGATTCAGCCCACCAAGACGGTGAAATCAGCCAAGCCTGCTCCGCGCGGCCTGTCTGACGACTTGCCGATTGATGAATGGATGAAGCGGCGAGAGGGGGAGCTGAGAAAAGCCGGTAGACGATAACCCACTTTTTAAGCGCGTCGGGAGACGCCCTATTCCCTTGATGGAGGCCTAAATGGCAGCAGCAACCAGTAATACAGTATTAACGCTGGACCAGATCACCCGCGAGGCTTTGCGGGTTCTACACCAGAAAATAAACTTTATCGGCAATATGAACCGCGACTATGACGATTCATTCGCCAAAAAAGGCGCGAAGATCGGCGACACGCTGAGAATCCGCCTGCCAAACCAATACACCGTCTCATCCGGTGCGACCCTGGCCCTGCAAGACGTTATCGAGGACAAGGTAAGTCTGACCGTCAACAATCAGCATCACGTTGATTTGCAGTTCACCGCAGCCGATTTGACGTTGAAAATCGACGATTTCAGCGAGCGGTTCATTAGGCCAGCCATGTCGGTTCTGGCCGCCAAAATCGAGGCTTTGGTATTCGCCGATCTGATCCTGAAAGTGCCTAACGTGGTCGATAACTCTGGCGCGGCGTTTACCCTGGCGAAAGCGTTGCAGGCCCGCAAAATCCTGACCGACAACCTAGCGCCGAACGATAACCGCTCGTTTATTCTGGATACTCAAGCGAACGTCGATTTGATCACCGATGTTAAAGGCCTGTTCAACGCCCAGGAAACCATTTCCAAAGGCTACCGCGAGGGCATTATTGGCCGCACAGCCGGCTTCGACTGGTTCGAGAACACCTTGCTGCCGCGCTTTACGTCCGGATCAAGCACCACTAACACCATTTCTGGCGCAGTCACCGCTAACGGCTCAACCTCGCTGACAACCGGCACGGCTGTTACCTTCAAAAAAGGCGACGTGTTCACGGTCGGCACGGCTGGTACCGGCACATTCCAGGTTCACCCTGAAAGCAAGGACACCACTAGCACGCTGCAACAGTTCACCATCACTGCCGACGTAACCGCAGGCACTACCGTTGATTTCTGGCCGCCTATCTACACCAGCGGCGGACGCCAAAACGTCAACAGTTCAGGTCTACAGAATGGCGCGACGCTGACCAAGGTTGGCTCGGCCTCCGAAGTGTTTGCGCCATCACTGGCATTTCACAAAGACGCGTTCACCTTCGCTACAGCCGACCTGCAAATGCCGGAAGGCGTGGACATGGCATCACGCCAAAGTTATGACGGCATCTCTATGAGGCTGGTTCGCCAATACGACATTAATTACGACACATTCCCATGTCGTTTGGATGTGTTGTGGGGTGCGGCGGCGGTTCGTCCGCAGTTGGCGTGCCGCGTTTACAACAACTCTTAATCTTCCCCCCGGCCAAGGACGGCCATCATTTTGAGAACATGAAATGAGCGAATACCCAAAAGCACTCTACAAAGACGGTAAATTCCGCGATTTGTCGCTATCCGTGCAAGACGAAGCGGAGGAGAAAGAGGCGAAGAAACAAGGTTTTTTGCCGCTGAAAAACATCGATCAGTTCGTTTTGTCGACTGACGAACAGCCGCAGGAATAACTGAATGCTGGCGAATTACACCGAACTGCAAACCGAGATCGCGGACACGCTTCACAGGGATGATTTGACCAGCAAAATACCGCTATTCATCAAGCTGTTCGAGAAACGGCTAAACCGGCACTTGAACATCCCGCAGCAAACGGTAACAACCGACCTGACTTTGGCGGCGAACACGCAGACCATAACGTTGCCATCCGACATGATGGAGCCATTGGATGCCGTGATTTACATCGGTAATGTGCCGTGCGAACTGGTGCATGTGACGGGGGAATTCATCGATAACACGATGCCTATTTCCAGCGTTCCGACCTATTTCACTATCAATGCTGGGGCCATGAATTTTGGCGTAACGGCCAACCAGAATTACACCGTTCGACTGCGCTATGTGAAATCATGGGATTTGGCGACAGATAATACTAACTGGTTGCTGACCAATAACCCAGATTGCTACCTGTACGGCGCTTTAGCTGCCAGCGCGCCCTATATCGGCGACGATGAGCGTTTGGCGCTTTGGCAGTCGCTGGCGGCTGAGTCTATCGACGAAATCAAGCGCATGGGTGCGCAGATGCGCAAGGCTCCGCTGCTAACCGAAGTGCAAGCGCACAAAGGCAAGCGGTTTAACATCGTGCGTGGCTACTGATGCAGGATATATCAGGCTTCGCGCCCGGACTTGACCCAACAGTGCCGGGCGTCGTCATTGACTGCACCAACATGCTGCCGAGTACAAATGGCATGGTAGCGGCTGGGCAGGGGGCGGATATTGGCGCGGACGCTTTGGTTAGCCAGTCATATGGCGCGGCCTGTCTTCTACAGCTCGACGGATCGTCAAGAATGTTTGCGGCGACCTCGACGGCTATCTATGAACTTGTTAGCGGTTCATGGGTTGACCGATCTAAAGGTGGCGGATATACGGCTAATGGCGATTGGGATTTTGCGCAATTCGGCAATGTCACCATAGCCACGAATTACAAAGACGCCGTGCAATCCAGCACGACAGGCGCATTTGCAGACCTGGCAGGAACGCCACCAAAGGCGCGATTAGTTGCTACCGCACCTGGGTTTGTGATGCTGTTCAGCTACAACGATGGTGTCAATACCTTTGGGGATGGCTGGTGGTGTTCTGGGCTTTACGATCACACCACATGGATGCCAAGCCCCAGCACGCAGGCGGCTAATGGCCGGCTGTTTGATACTGTTGGCGAAATCACCGCAGCAAAGTCTCTTGGCTCTGCGATGGCGGTTTACAAAGATGACGCGGTTTATCTTGGGCAATATGTTGGCCCGCCGGTGATCTGGCAATGGACGCTAGTCGCAACGGATTCGGGCGCGTATTCGCAAGGTTCTGTCGTCAATGTAGCCGGCGTGCATTATTTCCTGGGCAATAATGGGCTGTTCATGTATGACGGTTCGCGACCTGTGCCTATCGGCGCGCAAGAGGTACGCGAATGGCTGCGGCAGAACATCAACCCCGAGCATGTCGGAAACATTGTCAGCGGCTACGACTCAAAGCGCTCCATTGTTTTTTGGTTTTTCCCGTCAATGCTTTCGACCGGTATTTGCGATGAGTGCATCGCCTATAACACCGTAACCGGAAAATTTGGGCGATTCACGAAAAATGTTACCGATTTAGTTGATTTTAGGGCTTTGAGCCTGACATGGGGCGATGTTGGCGCATTGGCCTCAACCTGGGGCGCGGTTGGCGATCTTTTGACGACGTGGAACGATCCTATATTAATGGGTGCCAGCGTCGGCCTATCGTTCATGTCTGCAGATGGCAAGCTGTACAAGATGGACAGCAACGCCACCAATTCAAGCCTGACAACCGGCGATTTTGGCGATGATGTCTCACTGACAACGATTAAGCGAGTAAAGCCGAGATTTTTGCGCTCCCCTGATTCTGCTCAGATTACGCACTACTACAAGCGCAATGAGGGCGACACACTGACGCAGGGCGTAACGGTAAGCATGAATGATGGCAAGTTTGACCTGCTCAAGTCAGACCGCTGGCACCGGGTTAAGTTTTCATTCGTCGGCAACTGCGAAATTACCGCATTCGATGCCGCTCTAAAATCAAGCGGGGTGCGCTAGTGATCCGAAAAGCCACCCGCGAAGATATTCCGGTCATGGTCGAGCTAGCGGCAGGCTATTTGCAGCATTCTAGTTATGCGCCGCTGATTTACGACAAAATAAAAACACACGACTTCCTAGAAGAGCTGTTAGATGAAAATGGCTTTTTGGTTGTGTCTGAGCGCAACGGACAAATAGTCGGCGGCATGGTTGGCGATGTTATAACGCCCTGGTTCAGTAATGACAAAATAGGCGTCGAATACATCCTATACATGCACCCGGATTACAGGACAGGGCGCGACGCTTACCGGCTGATCCGGTCATGGGTTGAGTGGTGTAAATACCAGGGCGTAAAGCAGATAAGACCGGCGATTTCCAGCGGTATTAATCGAGGCGAACGACTGTATCAAGCCATGGGATTTGAAGCGGTCGGCAGCAATTTTTTAATGAATGTATCGTCGTGATGACGAAACGAGGCAATTATGGGCGACGGCGGCGGAACGACCACAAGCACAGGCACAACTATTACCAAGAGCGAGCCACCAGAGTACATAAAGCCGTATTCTGTTGAGTTAGCTAATAGGGCAAACAGCTTATCAAATCGGCCATATCAGGGCTATGGCGGCGAGCAGGTCGCGGCGTTAAATGAGTATCACAATGCGGGAATGAGCACGATTGCTAACCGCGCCAATGGCGGCGATGCCACATTTAATGCAGCAAACGGACAGGCCAGAAACACGCTTAATGGCGGCTATCTTGGGCAGGGCGCCTATGGCAATGCAATGGCCGGGGTTGATAACAAGTATTTGAATGACGTTATCAACAATACAAATTCTGATGTAGTTCGTGCCTTCCAAAACGGCACCATGCCGCAGACAGACGCCAGTTTCGCGCGTTCTGGTGCGTTTGGCGGCTCTGCATGGCAACAGGCCAATGCAGAGAATAACCGGCAAATGGCCAGCGAACTCGCAAAAAATACATCGAATTTGCGGATGCAGGATTACCAGACTCAGCAGCAGCTGGCCGAAAATATGGCAGAACGCCAAACCGGCGCATGGGGAGCAGAGCGCGGCAACATGATGGGCATGGTGGGCGCCGGTCAACAACTCTCTAATCAGGTATATACCGACGCGCAAAACATGCTCGGCGTCGGCGATATTTATCGCGACTACCAGCAAACGCTCGACAACCAAAATTATCAAAATTTCCTTAACCAACAGAACTGGCCATTGCAGAACCTGGACATTCTGTCTAACGCCATCCGCACGTCTATGGGCGGCGGCGGCACTTCGACGCAGACCGGCACCATGCCAACTGTCAACCGAACTGCATCAATGATTGGCGGCGGCATGGCTGGCGCTGGCCTCGGCTCGGCGCTCGGTGGCGGAGGCTACGGCACGGCGGCCGGTGCCGGTCTTGGCGCACTGGCAGGGCTGCTCGGATGATTCCGCAAATAGCTAAGGTACAAAGCATCGAGGACGTGATCAAAATGGCCGAGCAGGTGGATTTGCCGCTCGGTCATTTCTCGATTCCCGGTGTTTATGTCCGGGCGATGATGATCCCGAAAGACACAGTATTAACCGGCAAAGTCCACAATCACGAGTGCGTCAGCATCGTTGCCAAGGGCAGCATAACGGTCACTGATGGCAACACGCCAAAGCGGCTAGAGGCTGGGTGGATAGGCATTACGCCACCAGGTCTGAAACGCGCAGGATTCGCCCACGAGGACACGGTTTTTATCACGGCTCACCGGTGCGACGAAACTGAGATTGAAAAGATAGAGCATTTCCTAGTGAGCGAAAGCTACGAACAATTTTTACTGAGGGCTGACACATGACATTTGCAGCGGCGGCGGCGGCGATAGGATCGATTGCGGCGGGGCTTTCATCGGCGGCGGCGGCGGTTGGCGCTGGCACAGCAGCGGCAGGGGCTACGGCGGCAGGGGCTGCCGGTGCTAGTGCGGCGGCAGGGGCTGGCATCGGAGCTGGGGCAATGGGTGCGGCGGCTGGCGCGGGTGCGGCGGCGGCTGGTGGTACGGGCTTGGCTGGCGCATTAGGTGCGGCTGGCGGCGCGGCCTCTGGTTTTGCCGGGGCCGGTGGCTTGCTGGCTGGGACTGGCGCAGGCTCGATGCTTGGCGGCGCAGCAACATCGGCAATAGGTTCTGGTGCTTTAGGTGGGGCAGCAATGGGCGCGGCTGGTAGCGCGGTAACCGGCAATGATCCGTTATTGGGTGCGGCTGGCGGCGCTTTAACCGGCGGATTGCTTGGCTATGCTGGCGCGGCGCCTGGTGCAACAGAACAGACCGGACTTGGCGCGGCCAACAATGCGGCACAGAATGGAGCAGGCGCGGCGGCTCACGCAGGCGAACAGGCCATTACGCCGGCATTCCAATCGCAGGCGGGGCAGGCTTTAGCCAATACCGGCGGCACAGTCAACGGCTTCGGCGCCGGCGCAGAGTCCGGCATGGGTAGCGCTATCACACCAGAACTGGCAAACGCTCCGCATACGTTCGGTGGCCTTCTGTCCGATCGGGCTGGCGCCGCAGGTGGTGGCTATGCTCCAGGCTCGGTGAGTGGAAACACGCCAATGGGAGCCACTTCAACGATTGATCCGTATCAGGCCGGGGGGCTGCTGGATAAGTTCAACGGCGACACGGCAAGCAAAGGCATCAAGGCCGCCGACAGCTACATGAAAGACCGGCAAAAGCAGCAACCGCAGCCCGTAGCGGCTCCGGCGGGTGCTGGCGCTCCAAAAATACAGGCGTCAGGCCCGGTACAGTCGTTTTCTGGCCTGCTTGACCCGAGATATAATCAAATGCCCGTTGTCTTGGGCGCACGCAGAAAAATCAGAAAAGGAGCGTAAATGGCCGGTTTACTCGATATGTCACCACAGCAATACGGCTTATTAATGACGGGCCTCGGCATGATGCAGAATAATCGCGGCAAGTCGCTTGGCGAATCGCTTGCGGCTGGCGGCATGCAGGGGGTCGGCGGCATGATGGACATGCAGCAGGCGAACCAGATGCAGCAGTTGAAAGACCTGCAAATGCAGCAGGCGCAGACAGCTATGGATCGCCAGCGCAAGCAGGATTCCCGCGAGGATTCTTTCAGATCGGCTATGCAGGGCATTGACCCGGCAGACAATGGCGCTTTGTCGAAAGCCTTGTTCGATGCCGGGCTGTATGAGGATGCTATCAAGCTCAAAAAAGGCAATGGCTTTGGCGGCGGAGACTACCAGTTTATTTCTGGGCCTAACGGAAAGGTCATCGTTGGCGACAAAAACGCCGGCACGATGAAGTATGGCGACATTGACGGCAATCCGGCTGTGATGGGCGTCTATGACCCTGCCACGCAGCAACGCATTGCCGACGTGAAAGCCGGGGCGAAAATTGATCAAGTGCCAATGTCGGACGGCAGCACACTAACGACCCGCATGCGCAACGTGCCGACCGTTACTATGTCACCGGATCAGGAGTCGGCAGAAATAGCGAGACTCAACGCAACCGATCCAAACGCTATGAGCAGAGCAGACTACCAGGCTCAAATAGGCGTCAGCCAAACGCCGGGCGCGAAGAAAGCGCAGGAGGAATCCGCCAAGAATCAAGCTGATATTGCGGCGGAAAGCGCAAAAAAGCAGGTTTCCGCATCAAGAATGCTGCAATTGCTGGAATCTCCGTATGAAGGAAAAACCATTGATACCCTGATAAAAGAATCGACTGGTAGCGGACTAGGATCGCTCAGGGATTCGCTATCTGGCGCGGTGGGTGTATCAACGGAAGGATCTAAAGCCTTGGCATCGTTGCGAACCTTGCAGGGGCATTTAACTTCTAATGTGCCGCGCATGCAGGGACCACAGTCAGACAAAGACGTAGAGATGTATAAGGAGATGGCTGGCAAGATAGCCGACCCATTTACGCCGGCTGATGTGAAGCTGAAATCCTATAACACCATCAAAGAGATAATGCAGCGTCAGTCCGGTTATGAGAACCCATCGGCTAGCCAGCTAAGTGCGCCGGCATCGGGTGGCTTCAAAGTCACGAGGGTTAAATAATGCCTACATTTCGCATAACCACACCCAACGGTGAAGAGTACGAAATAGACGCCCCAGAAGGCGCATCCGAAGATCAGGCGTTAGCGTTTTTCCAGAAGAGTTACACACCACAGCAAGCGGCGGAATCCAAGCCTGTTCAGCAATACACGCCGCCAAATGTCGCTGATGATATTGGATGGGGACAGGCCGGACTTATTGGTGCTGGAAAAACATTTTCCCGCATTGGTCAGGGATTGGAGCAGGGATATTACGGATTGATCGGCGACGAGCCGGCGCAGGCCGCTCTAAAACAGCAGGTGGAAGAAGAAAACAGCCTGTATAAACCCTTACAAGATGCGCATCCTATCGCAACCACAATAGGCGAATCTCTTCCATCAATGGCCGTCCCAGGTGGGGCTGGCTTGAAAAGCATGATGGCGGCAGGGGCGATTCCTGGGTTGTTTGAATATGGCGATACTGGCGAGAGACTAGGGCGCGGTGCCATGGGTGCGGCTGGCGCTGGGCTTGGTGTCGGGTTTATGAATGTACTAGGCAGACTTAACAAGCCTTTTACTGCCGTTGAAGACCCGGTGAGGCAAGAGCTTGTCGACGTGTTCAGTCGCGAGGGAATACCCATGTCGGCCGCCAATGAATCCGGCAATAACTCGCTGAAATGGATTGATTCAGCGCTTGATAATCTTCCGTGGGTGGCAGACAAACAGCTTGCGGCGAAAACAGCGCAAAAGGACGCATTCAATCAGGCAATCGGCCGCACCTTTGGCGCGGATGAGCCCGCATTAACCCCCGACGTACTAAACGCGGCAAAACAAAAACTAGGTGCCGGGTTCTCCGATCTGTCAGAACGAAACAGGCTCAACTTTACCGATAAACAGCTGAACGATGTCGCGCAAGTCAAGTTCGACCTTGAGCGGTACGGTACAGAGCAAAATCAGCGGATTATCGGCAATTACCTGGATGACCTATTGACCAAGGTTGAGCCGGACGGCACGATAAGCGGACAAGCTTACAGGCAGTTTGATTCGTCACTAGGAAAGAGGATGCGCGGCACGTCGGACGGTGATTTACGTCACTACTTGGGCGAGGTGCGCGGCATGGTCAGGGGGGCGATGGACGACTCTATCAGCGCCGTTGACCAGGAAGCATGGCGTGATTTGCGCAGGCAATATGCCAACTTGCAAACGGTGGCTGATTCGGTAAAGGCGAGCCCAACAGGCGATGTGTCCCCGGCAGGATTATTGCAGCGCGTCAACAATCAAAGCAAGTCGGCAAAATTCACCGGCGGCGGCGATCTTGGTGAATTGGCCAGGGCCGGTAAAGAGATTCTTTCTCCATTGCCCGATTCAGGCACGGCACAGCGTAAATGGAGAAAGAA